GATTGCATATTGAGCACGTGTTGGAGAAGGGAGATCTAACTGTTCCCACAACGCTTGTAGGAACAATTTAAAATCACTTTTTAATAAGTCTAGAGTATTCATTGGTTATTATTAAACTGCTCGAAGGTCTCTATCATTTCATCTGCACCACCAGCAAAAGCACCGATTTTTTCAGGTATTGGTGCAAAGGCTGTGCCAACTCCGGAGCTTAAAAGAAAGTCACTAACACCATTAGCAGCTGTTTCTATAGAAGATGCAACAGTTTGGATACCATTTAATATTGAAGGATCGTCCTTAAATTCTTGGATACGATTAGCAGTGTGTAAACCAGAAGATACAGTACCTGCATAAGGTACTAAGTTTTTGGTAGTTCTAATTGCGCTGTTTTTAAAACCTTCAGCTAAAACGTTTACACCTTTACGGAATCCCTTAGCACGTTCAATTTCGACTTGATAATCATTTAAAAAAGAATCGGTAGCTCTGTCAATATCGGGTTGAATATAATCTCTATATAAAGCATCAAATGCTTTTATTCTGGTTTCTAAACTAGCTCCAGAGAAATCAGGCATTTGCGAAGGACGCATACCTTCTCTTTCCATATAACGATGAACTTTATCATGAACGACTTTAGGTAAAAATTGATAATTGTCACCAACATCGCCTAAAGGCATACCAACATCTAATGCGTGTTGAGATAGTTTTAAAGCATCATCCTTAGATAAACCTTCATAAAGAGGTTTATAAAGCATAATCATACGTTTATGATGCCTTTGAAACCCTGGTTGACTAGTTGGAATATTTCTAGGACCTATTCGTTGTTTTTCTTCTGCTAATGTTCGTTGCCCGTCAGAACCTCGGTGTCTAGGACCAACACGTCTGTCTTTTTTACTTTTCCAATGAAGTTCAATTTTATACCCTAGTTGTCTCCCAGCTTCTGCAGGAGTCATACCGGGATTTTCGTCTAGAAGTTTATAGACATCTTGATATTTTTGATATTTTCTAGGCATAAAAAAAAGCCGCCCCATTTGGGACGGCGATAAATGTTGTCTTAGTGCAACTATTGAGTATTTTTTGCTAGGACGTATTCACGCAGACGGTTTACACCGAAGGTCATACGCATAAAATCTAAGTAGTGTTGACTTGCTTTTTCCTGATTACATTTGATACACGCTGGTACAACATTTCTGTAGTCGCCGCCTCCACGGCAACGAGGGATAACGTGATCAAGAGATAGTTCATTAAGTTCATAAGTTTCTCCGCAATAGACACATGTGCAATCAAAGTGCTCTTTAATGCTGCGCCTCCAAAGGCGCTTTGCTTCAGAGGACGTCATGGCTATTAGGTTGTATAAGTAGTGATCAGGAGTAGGCAAGAATGGGGTCATTTAGTTCTACTAGCTCTATTTTTAGATTGAGCTTGAGGACGACCATCTGTCTTACTACCTTTGTAGTGAGCTGCATCTTTAGTACTTCCTACAGGGATTTTTAGCTTTTTTCTGAGCTTATTGGCATTAATTTTTAACGCCCTTCCTTTAGGAGTATTCTGATATCTATTCTGTTGCTTTAAGCGTCTAGCATTAGCATCAGGGTTGTTATCGTAATACGTTTGAGTTCTACCTTTTTCCATAGAGTCTTGTTTGTACTAGTTCAGGATCTACCTTTGGAAGAATGGTAGATAGTTTGTCTAGTGGATTACCTTCAAAGGCAACACCACTAATATCATTTTTATGTAACCAATCACAAGCTGCTTTTAAATCTTGAGCAGTTGCTTCACCAGATTTAATGCGCTTCAGAAACTCAGTAGTAACTAAATTATGCAGCTCATTAAATTGATCTTCACTCGCCTTTTTCTTCGACATCAGATTTCTTTGCCCTTGGTTTACGTGCCTTGGGTGATTTAATTTCGTAGCGGTTCTCATCTGGTGACAGGTGGCTTAAAGCCTTTTCAGCTCCTGCTAGTGAATCAAACTCGCCAATTACTTTACTTCTATAGTTGTCAATAATTTGGTGAGCCATAGTTAATTACTTTTAATTACAATTTGATCTAATTTGTTTTCAATACGGACCATGTGGTCCTCCATACGTTGGATCATGACTGACAGGTCAGCTTTTGATACGTAGTCTTGTGCCACGTTTAATTCGATAGCATCAATACGTCTATCAAGACCACTGATGCGATCATGTACGTTATTAATACGATTGTGCAAACGGTTATTTAACGCTGCACCACCTGCCACCATCGCAATGACGGCAGAAACAAGTGCTTCCATTATTCAAGGGATACGATTGGTACAACGTCATGACACAGGACCTCTACACGGCTACCAGGACGGAAGGTAAAACCTTTCCTCATGATTTCCGTGCATTTGAGTGCACGAACAAGCTCATAGTCAAGACGTAATTTTTGTTCGTGTTTACGGGCGATACTCTTACAGAGTTCAACCATGCTTCCATCTAAGGGTACACTAAAGTTTAATTGTGCACCCCAGTTATTACTTTTGACGTACCCATTCTGTTCGTAAGGTACTGTGTCGTTACCCATATAAAAAGGGCTGAACTGCATGGTCATACCATTGCAGCTATTGTTAGGTCCAAAGTATTGACGAGATGGTGCACCATTATTTTGGAATTGCACCGCTTGATTAGTCACATTACCCGTTGCAGCAGCTACGGGATTGGATGTATTTTGAACCTTTGGATCTTCATTAGCGTAAGCGGGTGTTACTGCGAGAAGACCGATAAGGAGGTAGTGTTTGTAACTTGCTGAATGGTTTCTGTTACCAAGCTGTCTTCTATCAGACCTGCTGCTCTGTTGACAATCTCTAGTTGAAACTGTTCCCCCGCATTGGTCACTGAATAAGTTGTTGCAGGATCTGCGATGTCTCCGCTTGGTGTTACGTTTGTTCCAGACCATGATGAATAATCACCACCATAGACATTAGTCTCAATTGTCCGATCAATATCTATAGTTGTAGTAGTTGTGGATTGCATTGACCCCTGAGTAAAGTTAGGGGTAATGGTGTTAGCTGCAGCTGGAGACGCAATAAATAAAAGCAAAAGAAGCTTTTTCATTGTTTCTTTTCACGTGTAATAGAGAATGTTGCAAGGGTGCCACTAAGAATACTGGCGACATAAGTAGGATCCATTTTCGGCATCCAACCTGCATAACTGGCTGTCAGGAGTCCTGCTGACCAGATGAGGACAAGGAATTTGATAAATCCTGCTTTCTTTTCGTTATCTTGTTCCATACTTGTTTTAAGATAGGTTTCATAACCATCACTAAATATTTGAACAAAGACGTAGCAGTAAGGGTGGCGGCAACACTAATAAAAGCTGTTGTTGCTGCAGTTGTCATGATAGTAGTTGTAGGCATTGGAACCTCCAAATCCGTAAACGGGATTTCTACTATCTGTGCTTCAGGTGGAAGTTCAATTTTAGGTACAGCTGGTTTAGGAGTAGCTGTAGGGTTGGATTGTTCTTCTTTGTCTGTAGGTGGATCATCTTCTAACTCAATAGGCTCTACTCCCTCTGGCGGTCTTAGCGTGTTAGGTGGGACTACAAGGGGGGTATAACTAGGGATCTCAGCCTGTGGTACCTCAAAGATAGTAGGAGGCATTACAGGGGCATCTGGAAGGGTTAGAGAAGGTAATGAGGGTGGGTCAACCCACTCCATTACTTACTACCAAACAAACCACGCTCAATAAAGTCAACAGCGTGATCATCGACAGTGTTGTCGCTTTGCTCTGCAATCTTACGTAGAATATCTACTATTGTACGTTTAAAAGCAGCGTTATTAATTAGTGAAAAAAGAAGCGGACGGATAAGGGTAATCATAATTAAATAGGTGTAGGCCAATCAGTAGCCAAAGCAGGATTAGCAATTGTTTCCATAACTGGATTGTTGTCAGCATCCACTACGCCATTACCATCAGAATCTTTCTTCTGTTGAGTAATGGTAGGGTTAGCAAAAAACAAATTACGCAGGGTTGGAACATCAGAAGCAGCTGCAATTTCAGCTTGACGTGTATTACAAGCTGCACGAACATCAGCTCTGTATGTTTTCCAGGTAGATGGGATATTAGTTCCAGTTTCCTTAGCTTTAATAACACGCCAGTCACTAGGAGCTAGTAATGTCCCTGCCATTTCAGATTGAGTGTCAGACCATAATGTTTTTAGCTGATCCAAATCTTTAGGTTTATCAACACCCCAATAGAATCGTTGGTCATACCAAGGATCATCAGCTACTTCTGTAATTCCAATAGCATTGCGTTGATCTAAACTGGAAAGACGTAACCAATTAGATGGATATTGAATACCATCATGAGTAAATGCCTTGTCATAAGGCAAAGGTTTGTTGTTTAGTTTAAGCATAATAATTTAACGTGCTCTTGCATTTTTAAACGGATGTTCGGCAAATGCAGCGTAGACATATGTATGACCAGAAGTATTTACATCTGTAGTAGTCGATCTTACCTTAAAGCCATTTGATAAAAGGTCAAAATGATAAGCGCTTGAATATTCTACCTCAGCACTATTGCTATCAGCCCAAATCACATCATTGGCAGGGTTTAGTGAACCAGAACGATCAGCATCAAGTAAAGTCCAAGGGCTAGTAGACGATGATGATTTAACTAACAACCACCTAGTTCTAAATCCTGTGTACACAAAAGGACCGTCAGCAGATCCATTACCGGTGTATGTACCAAAACTGCTATAACCCTCAACAGGTGTAAAGCAGTAATAGATTACGTCAGCAGTAGTGCTGCCATATCGGTATCCAGGGTCATGGCTTATAACTGAAGTTGTAGGTTCAGCAAGATTCCAAGTGTTATCTGTTGCCTTAGCTGAAGTAGTATCTAATTCTAAATAAAATCCACTCATATTACCTAATCCAGAGTGCTGTGTATACCAAGCGCTCGTACTATCTCTATTCTTCTCAATAATCATTGCTGGTTTTGCATTTAAGCCATGACCTACGGTGCTACCGTCTGCATGAGCAGCTGCAGTAACCGAAACAATAGAGAATCCGGCAGATGGATTGGCTAGGACCTGGGAAGTAATGCTGCCATCGGTGTTATCTGCAGCTGTACCTGTCCCAGCCTCCCACGCATATCCAACAACGTTTGAGCTTGTTGTAAAATCACCAGTTCCAATTGAATAACCATTTGAATTGAATGACGTTATATAAGTTGAAAGTGTAGATTCAGCAGCATTGGTTTCCGCTTGAAGTGCTTTTGTACTGCCTCTTACAGCGTCCATTAAATAATGGCTACTAGAAGCATCTCTATTTTTCTCCCAAAGCAAATCAGGTTGAAAGGATAGACTTGTTACATGTGTAGTTTGAGAAGTATCGGACACCCTAAGTTCAATATCAAAATGCTTACTAGGATCTTGAATCGGCGGGTTAGTCAAGTTTTTAGTAGACAATGCTTTGTAACCAGTTACTGGATAAGCAAAAGGTCTTTGTCCAAAGTTATATGTATGGACAGAGTTTTTATTAGACCCGTCACAGAAGCAAACTGTACCAGTAATTCCAGTGAAAGCTGTACCAATTAAACTACCATTTTTGTAATACTTCAGAGTACCAGCGTCCATATCAAGCGCCATGCCAATGACATCACCAGCTGCAGGGAATGTTCCAGAAGATGATCCCCATGGTGCGGTTTGACTTGTGTAAGCACTATTTGCATAAGTACCACCACCGTTATAAGCACGCCAAGTATATGAGTCTGCCGCTACACCCATGTAAGAATCTACATCTACACTTGCAGGATTACTTACACCAAAAGATGTGTAAGTCCCAACAGTGTCAACAGTAACTTCGCAAAGCCACTTACCAGATGACACAGCAATTGTTGATCCTGTAGTATTCCAAGTGTTAGTTGAACCGGTAGTTAACAGTAAATTTCCATTAGAAAGTGTTACGCTACCACCAGAATTAGATTGAAGTGGATTTAACGTCGCAAAGTTATTCGTTGGTGAATCAAGCAGTGAATCGTTACCTGCTCCTGCTGTAACACTAAAATTAGTAGCCGTAAAATCATTATTGTTTCCACTGCTATCAGTTCCTAACGCAGAAGTACTGCTGTTGTCGGAGAAGTCGAGGTAAAAACCATTAGTGCCATACGTCCCAGTAAACTCCTTCGGTTGCCATACACCGTTGTTATCAGTCTCACCAAAGTCAGTTGGAGCTAGTGCTTGACCATCAACAAAATAAGTTTCAGCTAAAGTTATATTTGCACCGTTGTAAGGTGAAGTTCCATACGCACCACGTCTTCCAATTGCATGTACTTTTGCGTTGTTAAAATTAGGCGAAATACCAGAAGCTGGTTTTGTATTAGTAGCTAAATTACCTTGCGATATTTTTGCTCCATTGACATAAAGAATAGCTCTTTCGGTATCCGTTGAATTATCAGAATCAAACACTGCAACGATATGATACCAAGCAGAGTAATCCCTAAATCTAGGAAAGGTTTTTAAACGAAACGTAAGCGAAGTAGTACTAAAAGCGTCAAAATAAAGTTGATCACTAAGAAAGTACAAATTGGTCCCATCTAAAGCAATTGGATTAGTTGAACTAGACAGAATGGTGTCATAGTTTGTAGTAACTTTATTCCGCTTTACCCAGCAACTAAATGTCCACTTTTTCTGGTTACCTGATCCAAACGTACGGCTAAGGTAAGCACTGTCCTCCTTGTTAAATCTCAGTGATCGTTCAATTTCATAGCCAGAGCTTTGTCCAGAAGCTCCAGCTAATATGTTATGATTTAATACTCCCATAATTAAGTAGTAATTGCAAGGTTATCAGTTGCAACTGCATGAATTTTCCCTGCTTCCTGCACAATATAATCAATTCGTGCAATTTTACCAGTAGTTCCAGTTAATGCTGGTGCTGTACCTTCACTAAAGTACCATTGATTGCCCCATGTAGGAGCAGCACATGTAGTTGAACCTTGGACAATAAAGATAGACCCACTTTGTCCGGCCACTTCTGTTGTAGGGTTAGCAAATAAAATAGCGCTGTGACCAGTAGTTAAAGTAAAGTTATTAGATAGTCCAAAGTCAATAGTGATCGTAGCTGCAGATGTAAGAGTAGTTACTTCACCGCGTTGAGCAGCAGTAAAGGTCTGTGCAACGTCAGTAAGAGCAGTATCAGGGTCTGGCTCTGTGATTGAATCTA